TAAAGAACAAGATTATTCTGCATTAAGTGTTTTTGATATATCAGAGATCCCATATAGACAGGTTGCAAAATATAGAGACAATAGTATTTCTCCGATGTTATATCCAAATGTGATTTATCAGATTGGAATGCAATATAATACAGCATGGTTATTGGTTGAGGTCAATGACGTAGGTGCAAACGTTGCAGAGACATTACACTTTGAACTTGAGTATGAAAATATTATGATGTGTTCTATGCATGGTAGAGCAGGTCAGAAACTTGGTGGTGGTTTCGGTAAGAATGCACAACTTGGGATAAGAACTAGTAAACAACTCAAAAGGATAGGTTGTGCTGCTTTGAAAGACATGATTGAAACTGACAAACTAATAATCTATGATTTTGACACACTTGCAGAACTGACTACTTTTGCATCAAAACATAATTCATACGAGGCCGAAGAGGGTTCACATGATGATCTTGCAATGACTTTGGTTATATTTGCATGGTTGGTACAACAACAATACTTTAAAGATTTGACAGACCTTGACATCCGTAAACAGATGTATAAGGACCAAATGGAAGCACTTGAACAAGATATGTTGCCATTTGGTATTATTGATGATGGTCAAGAAAATGAAACGATCACAGATAGTGAGGGTACAAGGTGGGGTGTAGTAGAGACTCAAAGAAATTATTTTTAAGCACTATCACTAAATCCAAAATCATCTGCAGGTTCTGGCCCTCTTTCCTTTATAGACTTAATTAACTTTTTAGCATCTGGGTGTATTCTTGTAGAATTGTATTTAAGTCTTGATTCACTTTTCGTACATACGATAAGATGATCTGGATTAACACAACAATTATTTTGACATTCTTGGTGTACAATATGTTTGTCAGGTATTTCTCCCTTATAATGTTCATAAGCAAATCTATGTGCAGGAATAGATTTTCCTCGGTAAGAAAACATTCCATATCCTTGCTGTGTTCTTGAAGCAGTCCATTGCCAACAATCACTCCCTGAGTTTTTAGAAATCTTGCCTAAAAAACGATCAATCGCATTCATTTTCAAACTCCACAAATGTTTATACTTCAGTAAATATTTATACTAATGAAACTCTGTATTTTATAAATATTCTCAGATAGTTTTTCAACAAATTATAGGAGAGATAAGATGGCCTTTCAAATAAGTCCTGGCGTAAATACTTCTGAGATTGATTTAACAACTGTTGTACCCGGCGTCTCTTCCATTGATGCAGGATTTGCCGGTGCTTTCAGATGGGGGCCAATCAACGATATAACGCTAATTGATTCTGAAGATTTACTGGTTCAGACATTTCAAAAACCAGATGCAAATACTTATGCTTCTTTCTTTACTGCAGCAAATATCCTCAATTACACAAGTAGTTTGCATGTAGTAAGAGCTGCCACAAGTTCGGCAAAAAACTCATACTCAACAAGTGGAACTGCTGCTCCACTCATAGCAAATAGTTCAGTATATTACAATACCTATGATGAGGGACAAGCTGGAGTTATAACCTCTGCAGGACCTTTTGCAGCCAAGTTTGCAGGTGAACTTGGGAACAGTCTTAGAGTTTCCCTTTGTGGTCCAACAAGAGCAAATCTTGCTTCTGGAAATACAGTAGTTGCATCCAACTCTGACGTTGCACTCACAGGAACACTTGCAGTTCATGCAACAACTGGTGCAGTAACAGGAACAAACACTCTTTTTGGTGTGGAACTTAGGGTTGGAGATGTAATCCAGACAAATAATGGAAATACTTTTGTAGTTTCTGCAATAGCAAGTAACACAGCAGTGACAGTAAATAGAGATCCAGTAACAGGAGAAATAACTAGTGGTGCAACTGCAGTTCGTTTTAAGAGATCTGCATTTGAAGAACCTTCCAAAAATATGATTGGAACAGTTGCAGTTACAGCTAATAGCACAACAGTTAGTGCAACAACAGGCACAGCAAGAAATGCTGCAACAACGGCTTTTAATCTTCAATACAAAGTTGGTGATATTATTAAGATCAATGGAGAAGAAAGAAAAGTTGTTACAGTTACAAACTCTTCTAGTATGGTCGTTAATACTGGATTCACAAATACTGCAACTGCTCAAACTCATTCAAGAACTTGGGAGTATGCAGGTCTTTTTGATAAAGAACCAGTAACAACTGAATACTCTGCAGGAAGAGGTGCACGTTTTGACGAAGTACACGTTGTAATAGTAGATGAAGACGGAGAATGGACAGGCACTCAAAACGAGGGTCTTGAAATATTCCCAGGCCTTTCAGTTGCAAAAGGTGCAAAAAACGAAGATGGTTCAAAAGCATACTATGTGGATGCTCTTAATCGTAGATCAAAATACATTTACTGGATGGATCATGATTCCACAGGAGATGCATATACGACTGCTGGAGCTGCAGTTTCTGCTTGGGGAACAGTCCCATCATCTGGTATAGAGTATCAAGCAAATGGTACAATTGTTTCAGAAAGTTTGATCGGTGGTGTAGATGGAAGTGATGTTTCTGATGGAGACAAAATTACAGCTTTCAATAAGTTTCTTAACACAGAAGAAATTGATATTGGACTTCTTGCTGCAGGTGAAGCATCTGCAACAGTTGCACTACAACTCATCAGTATTGCTGCACAGAGAAAAGATTGTGTTGCATTTATTTCACCAGAATTTGCTGATGTAGTCAACAATGAGGGTGGTGAAGTAGATGCCATTCTTGATTTCAGAACGACTCTTGGAACTTCATCCTATGCATTCCTTGATAGTGGATACAAATATCAGTATGACAGATACAATGATGTATTTAGATATGTGCCATTGAATGGTGACATAGTTGGATTGTGTGCAGCTTCAGAAGCTGATAGAGATGCTTGGTTCTCTCCTGCTGGATTTACCAGAGGAGCTGTAAGAAATGTAGTGAAACTACCTTTCAATCCAAGACAAACACAGAGAGATACACTCTACAAAAATGGTATTAATCCAGTAGTCACTTTTGCTGGTGAAGGAACCATTCTTTTTGGAGATAAGACTCTTCTCGCAAAACCAAGTGCTTTTGATAGAATTAATATCAGAAGACTTTTTATTATTCTTGAAAAGGCAATCTCAAGATTTGCAAGAGCACAACTATTTGAGTTCAACGATGCATTTACAAGAGCTCAGTTTGTTGGTGCAGTTGAGCCATTTTTGAGAGAGGTTCAAGGTAGAAGTGGTATCACAGATTTCGTAGTAGTTTGTGACGATTCAAACAATACTGGTGATGTCGTAGACAGAAACGAGTTTGTTGGAGACATTTTTGTGAAACCAAACAGAGCAATTAACTTCATTCAGTTGAACTTTGTCGCTGTAAGAAGTGGAGTTGAATTCTCAGAAATCACAAGTTAAGACTAAATAATTAAAGAATCTTTCTTAGGAGAAACAAATGCCTTTTACAATTACTCAGTTTAGGTCTGAGATTTCAAAACAAAAGAATTTGGCAAGACCAAATTTATTTGAAGTGAATGTAACAGGAAAAGCAATCAACAATGCATTAGTACCTTTTATGGCAAAGATTGCAACAATTCCACCTTCAACAATGGGAGTTGTTGAAGTACCTTACTTTGGAAGACAAGTCAAAGTGCCTGGAAACAGAACTTTTGACAATCTTTCAATTACGATTCTAAATGATGAAAATTTTTCTATCCGAAACAAAATTGAAGAGTGGATGGCTCAAATGAACTCTCATGTGGGTAACGTACAGACTGGTGCCCTTGCAGATTTGACAACAAATACTACTGTAAGTATTAAACATTATGGTGTTGCGGGAGGAAATGACAGTCTTGGAGAATGGAAGTTCGTTAATTGTTTTCCAGTCGCTCTCGGTGAAATTGCCCTTGATTGGGGTAGTAATGACACTGTAGAGGAATATACTGTAGATTGGGCATACGATTATTGGACACATGCTGGTGGTGCGGGTAGCTCTTGATTTATAAATAATAATGTAAGTTTCCAATCAACTAGGGGCATGGGGGCTTCTCGGCCCCTGTCCTCTAGGAGTAATAAATGGCTATTGAATTATTTGGTTTTACTATTGGAAGAACTCAAAAAGAAAATGAGGCTAAAGACAAGCTTTCATTTGCCCTTCCTCAATATGATGATGGTGCCATTGATGTGGCAGGAACCCCAGGCGGTGCATATGGTACATACCTTGACATGGAGGGTGCTGCCAAGAATGAGACTGATCTCATTCATAGGTATCGTCAAATGGCCCTCTTTCCAGAATGTGAATTAGCAGTAGATGATATAGTAAATGAAGCAGTTGTTGCAGACAGAGAAGAATCTGCTGTTTCAATCAATCTGGAAAACATCAATCTTTCCTTAGACATAAAACAAAAAATAGTAGACAATTTTCATGAGATAGTTGATTTACTGCAATTCAATCAATCTGGTTATGACACTTTCAAAAAATGGTATGTAGATGGAAGACTTTACTATCACATCATCATAGACCCAAATAATCCAAAAAGAGGCATCCTAGAATTAAGACCAATTGATGCACTAAAAATTAAAAAAGTTAGACAGATTATCCCACCAAAATCTTACGAATTAGATAAAAATCCAAATCCAAAGATTGAAGAGTATTTTGCTTTTAATGAAGGTGGAATATCTGGTGATAAAGGTGGTAATATCATAAGGATTGCACCAGACTCAATTGCATATTGTCACTCTGGATTATTAAGTGATGATCGTAAATTAGTTCTAAGTTATCTACACAAAGCAATCAAACCACTTAACCAACTTAGAATGATTGAAGATGCTGTGGTTATATATCGTATATCCAGAGCGCCAGAGAGAAGAATCTTTTATATTGATGTTGGAAACCTACCAAAGATTAAAGCAGAACAGTATCTTCGTGACATTATGACCAGATACAAAAATAAGATGGTCTACGATGCATCTACTGGTGAACTCAGAGATGACCGAAAACACATGAGTATGTTGGAAGATTATTGGTTGCCAAGAAGAGAGGGTGGAAGAGGCACAGAAATCTCAACTCTGCCTGGTGGTGAAAATCTTGGTGAGTTGGAAGATGTGATTTATTTTCAAAGAAAATTATACAAATCTCTAAACGTACCTTCTTCAAGATTAGAGCAAGATAGTGGTTTTGTTCTGGGTAGAGCACAAGAAATATCAAGAGATGAAGTAAAATTTACAAGATTTATTGAAAGACTCAGGAATAGATT